TAATGCTAGAAGAAGCATTAGGGGCAACAGCAAGAAGATGAGCGTTGCGAACACCCGAACCGACTCCATCAGGGCACTCCCCTCTTTCTGTTGCAAGTTGTCTTGTTGCACGTACTGCCTCCGATTTAATTCTTGTAAACATTCTATTGTTAGCGCCTTTTGCAAGCACACTCTCAAACGGAATATTATGTCTTTGAAGGAAAGCATGGAAGCCCATAGCACCCAGGCCAATACTTCTTTCTCTTTCTGCGCTTAACTTTGCTCTATATAACTCATCAGGAGCGTTTTCAATGAAGAAGTCAAGCACGTTATCTAACATTCTTACGAGATCAGGAATAAATTGATCATTGTCTTTCCACTCATCATACTCTTCCAAGTTTACACTTGACAGACAACATACTGCTGTACGCTCTGTAGTAGTTGCAAGTGTAATCTCAGAACATAAGTTAGAGTGGTGTACCTGTAGCCCTAAATCTTTCTGAAATTGTGGTAAAGCTGCCTGAACTGTATCTTTAAACATAATGTACGGTTCGCCAGTCTCAACACGGTTCTGAATCAACTTCACCCATAGAGTCTTAGCTGATACAGTCTTTACCACTTTCTTACTATGCGGATCTACTAGATCCCATGAATCATCGAAACCTTCTTCTCTCGTTGCTCCTTCAATCAGCTCCATGAACTCATCAGGAATAACGATAGCATGATGAAGATTAGTAGATTTTCTATTAACGTCACCCCCAGTTGGTTTACGTATATCAAGGAACTCTTCAACTTCTGGGTGAGAAATGTCCAAATATGCTGCATAACTGCCTCTTCTTGTTACGCCTTGCGAGAATGCTAACATCTCCGCATCGACTACTTTTAAAAATGGAATTACTCCAGTACTCTCTGACCCCGCAGAGGTTTTACTACCTACTGATCTAACATCATTCCAACAACCACCAATACCCCCGCCAACACTTGAAAGAAACGCATTCTCTGTGTAGTGACCTGTAATACCTTGACGACTATCTTCTGCATAGTTCAAGAAGCAGCTAATCGGCATACCTCTTTTAGTTCCACCATTTGTTAGGATAGGTGTGGAGAACATAAACCATAGCTTACTAGCATAGTCATATAGTCTCTGCGCGTGTGCTTCATCGTCAGCAAAGGTTCTAGCTGCTCGTGCAAACGCATCTTGAGGGGAGTTTTCGCCCTCTATTAAGTACCTATCTTGCAGAGTTTTAATACTAAACTCTGATAAGTACTTATCTCTTTTATAATTAAGCTGCATTTGTCATTCTCCGTTCTATATCAGACACATTGTCTGCTCCGATTGCATCATCGCAATATGTTACTAAATCCATCAATTCATAGTTCTTCAATAATACGTCTGCGTTTGCATTCAGTTCTTGAATATATTTATACTTACCATCCAACGGGATGTTATCATATATTGTTAAAGCATCTCCATACTCACTAATGAGTTGTTCTGCTCTCTTAGGCCCAATACCGTTAATACCTGGAACATTATCGCCTTTATCTCCTGTTAAACACTTAAAGGAGATATACTCCTCGGGAGTTACATTATAATGTTCAGACCAGTTACCAATAGTAACCTCTTTACGAGTAACATAAGAAAATCTACTTACTCCGTCTTGGATCAATAAGTCCCAATCTCGGTCACTTGATAATAGCCAAATAGTTTCTAAGTTGTAATAATCCTTTTGTTTAACAAGATGGGCAGCAAGATCATCTGCCTCTACACCTTGGTATCTTAGAACTGTATAATGCTCTGCGAGGAGCTCCAATGTACCTTCGTACTCATCGAAGAAGTCTATAAACGCTTGCTTCTCCGCTTCTGTCTGCGTCGCATACTTATCTTTTCGATTCTGTTTATACTCTGGAAGCAATTCTTTTCTGTAGCTAGAAGAGCCTAAGTCTGCTGTAATAATAATGTTACCACATTTATAAGACTGTGCTAGAGAGCGTACTGTTTGTAAGTAATCATCTCTAAAGTCTGTCCTACCTTGATGCTTCCACCGGAAAGCTAAGTTGAGGGCATCTACTACTAAGGTCGTTCTTGCGTTGCCTGCTGTTGCTTCACTAAAACTAAAAGCCACCGATCCACTCCACTGTTTCTGATTCTAACCATTCATCTGCCAGTAGTACATAACAGTCTAAAAACGCTATATATAAGTACTGTTGAGTACTCAAGGGCTTCTGTTCTGTACATACGAACACTTTCGAGCGGTCATATTTAAAAAATAGCATAGGCTTTTGATCGCCTCCTGCCGCTTGTATTACAACTTTCTTCCACCACCGAATAAGATTATTCGTCTTAGGTTGTGTAAATATTTTATCGGTTAAAGCTGAGTCTTTATAATTCTTTACTTCAATGCAGAAATGATTTCTTTGATTGGGAACATATAAGTCCCCTTTCAAGTACTCAAGAGCCCCCGAAGCGGGGACTCTCTCGAACTTCAATCCTGTCGCATCTCGAAGCATATCACGAACTATGTATTCGCCTCTCGCTCCCTTCGCTCTTGAATCTACCATCTTCTTCCTCTGTGTCGTCTTTGTCGGTTTCGACAATACTCTCGGCCTTTACTTGTGTATCCTGTTGGGCTTTGACATGTCTCCACCACATTCTCCTGCGTCCTGCGCTCATTTCTCTAGTCCACTCACGTTTCCGTTCTTGACGACCTCAATCTTCTCTAATAACGGATGAGTCCAGCCATGGGATACGATATAAGTATTTAAATCTTCTCGAAGTAATACTTCTACCATTCTCTCACGCCCTGCCTCATCGAGAACATTAATAACTTCATCTAAAAATAGTACATTGATTCTTGACTTAGAAATACTACTCATCAGCTTACGTATCGCAATCAGAGTAGCAGTATTAACCCTAGCTAGTTCGCCAGAAGATAGTGCTAGAATATCTACTATATTCCCATTGTCAGTAATTTGCACATTAAGTTTATCATTTGATACCACGAACTCAAGAGTAAAACGACCATCGGAAAGCTCTGCTAAGTACGTATTTGCAAGCTCTTCTAGTTCTTTTACTAAGTTTTCAATCTTATACGCTAATAAACCGTTAGTACTAAAAGCCTTTTTGAGAACTTCTAAGTTATTTTCGTGCTTCTGCACTACGGCTAATTTAGCGGTAAAATCTACTTGCTGTCGAACAAACTCATCCGTCTGCTCTTCAATTACTTGGATTCGGGTATTTCTTCTGGTTCTTCGTTCGTTCTCTTTCGAGAGTTCTGCCATTCGTTCCTTTGCATCTTGTAATCGAGCTTGAACGCTAGAAATGCTACTATCAAGCTGTCGACGATCAACAGGAAGTGCTGGTAGGCTGTTATCAATAGATCTGTACAGATCCTCCCAGTCTTGCTTAGCCTTCTCATTAGCTCTAAATATATCATTGCGTTCCTTGATTATTACGATCTGGGGCTTTATCTTGAAAGCCTGTTGCATAGCATCTGCTTTCTTGCTCTCCGCCTCTTCCAACATGGTCTCTTCAGCAGAGATATCAATAGGTTGCTTGCAAGTAGGGCACTCTGCTTTAATTGACTCTAATTTACGAAGAGTCCGTTGAGCACCCGCAGCGACTGCTTGCCAAGAGCCCAACTCTTCTTGTAACTGGTCATACGACTCTATACTTGTTACCTCAGAGTTCTGTATTTTAGCAATATCAATACCTTCTAGCATCGCTTTATATTGATTATTTTGTTGGATTTTTTTATTTTTATCAGAGATATTTGCAACTTCTGTCGTTAGAGAACGCAAAGTCTCTTCATCTTCTGATGTATCAATATCTAAATCCAACATAGGTAGTATATCGGTATCGGTCAATTTGTTATCTTGCAACCATTTTTCTACTGTTGCTAACTGAGCAGATATGCCTGAACTTGTAACTGTTGCCTCTCGTGACGCCTCTTTAAAGATGTCGAACAGCTCAACGTAATGCTCAAGGTGTAGAAGATCAATAAGAAACTTCTTACGATTGGCATCAGTAGCTGTAAGAAACTGAAGACTTGCGTTAGTGTTTTGATATACTAGCTGAGAGAATGTCTTGAAGTCTACACCTATAATCTCTTGCAGAGTCTTATAAGTATTAGTAGCTGTGTGACTACTAATATCCTCACCATTCTTCTCTAATTTTACTTTAATATTTGTCTTGCGGTTTACTGTAATAGCATAGGAGTCACTATCTTTAGTAAAAGTTAGGGATATATTGTATCCGTCATTCATGTATCTATTAGGTATGTCTGCTTTCTTAATACCTTTCGAGTTCTTGTTATAAAGAGCTTCTTCGATGATCAACGGTATGGAAGACTTACCCATACCGTTGGTGCCAATAATTTGAGTGACAGAATTATCATCTAAATCCAGCTCATTGTTAGAACCATAACTAAAGCAGTTATCCCATTTGAGCTTTCGAAGCGTAATCATTATAAGTTCCTAATATGTCGGGTATTTTATCTTCACTAATTTCTAGTATATAAGTTAGGTACTCTGCTAACTCCTCTGAGACAGTCATATCTTTATCCATGATAAGGCTGGCTTCTGATTTTCTTACTACTACTTTCTTGTCCAACAGATCAGAGTTCTTAATACCTGCTAAGTCTTGTATGTCACCTTCTATCTCGTAGATAGTATGATGAAAGTCTGTAGGTATCATATCTGCTGGGTTTGATACTGTTTTTCTAATAAGCTGAGGAAGGTTAAACTCTTCCCATATCCAGCTCCAGTCCTGTTCGTTAATAAACAAATAACCTGTCTTCACTAGTGATCTGTGAAACGACGTAGTCATTGGACTGCCGGGGTATACTATATTTAACTGGCTATTACTATGAGAATGTAAATCTCCTGAGAAAACTACAGGGAAATCCTCAAACCTACTTAAATCTACTTCAGGTTTAACATGTGGTGGTATCTCGCCACGAACATGAGTAAAGAGAGGCTGATTTGTATTAAACTGCTCTATACTATCTTTGCGGTGAAGATCAGCGTAAGGCAGTATGCCATACCCAAGGTCTTCATCTATATAAGAAATATCTACAATATGTACTAATGGATTGATGTCTCTTGAGACTCGTTTAAGCTGTGTAAAGAACGTCTTGTTCTTCTTCGTAGCTTCATGGTTTCCATCATAAATAATAGTTGGAATCTTTACTCCACGAATAAACGTGAAGTAAAGTTCCAACTCTTCCATATTGGGCAGTCTATCAAACAGATCACCACCTATAATGTGCATACTGCACTCTTTTTCAAGCTCATACACTTGTTGAAAGAATAGATTATAGCGGTTCAAGGCCCAAGTAACTGGGACGTTCTTCTGTCCCAGTTTGATGTGCCAATCTGCGGTATATAATATCATCCGATGTTGAACTCAGCTTCGAGGCTCTCGTCATCGTTGTTCTCGCCTGCATTACGCAAACGGTCGAGCAACTCTTTCTGTGCATCAGCTGTTGGACGAGGCATAACATCATCCATAGACTTCAGGCCTTCGATAGAAGCAAGCTCGTCAGCTGTAAGAGCTCGGGGCTTACACTTCAATGCTTGTAATTGGTACTCTACATTGTAAGGGAGTGGGCCAGTTTTTACTCGCTTGAAACATACGTCCCAGCCAGTGGTAGTATCAGTAGGGTCGCCCAAATCTTCTGCAGCAGTAATTACTTGCTCCCACAGCTTCTTCTTTAGGTTTGCTACTTTAACAGTGCCGTCGTTACAATCAATTACTTGTACAGCGTAGCTCCAGCCACATTTAAGATCGGGATAATACTCACGAACCCAGTCTTGTTCTTTGTTATTGAAACGCTCTGCGTTACGGTCGAATGAAAGACATTCGAGGGGAATGTTCTTGCCATTTTCACCTTCAATCCAGTAAACGTAGCGAGCAAGAATGTCGCCAACGATACGCATTTTGTTATCGCCGTCTTTGTATTGAAAAGTGTTGATTGATGATTTCTGGGCGCCGCCAGTTTGTTTGTTGAATGATAAAGCCATTAGTGTATATCCTTTTTGGTGACTTCTTCATATAGAAAGTGGACATTGCCATTTTCTACACTCAGTAGACTATTGTTTGAAATTAGATCTAGATCAACTGGTAAATGCAGTACGTCTAGTGTAGTTTTTTGTGTTGCTATGTAATCTGCTAATGGTCTACAAGAGGCCAAAGCATAGTATATTGCTATATCCCTGTGGGAGTACTTATAAGAATGGTACATAAGAATATCAGGGTGAAGTAAAAAGCAATCACCTTTGAAATCTTTTTGCGAATAGTTATAGATACGGTCGTATTTATTTTTGGGAATTTGCTTTTTAATAAGCATTTCCATGATAACACAACACAGTAACGGACTCGCATCCGCTGTTTCGTAAACCTTCTGCCAGTCAAATAAGAACATTATTATACTCTAAAATTGGATTAATGTCAAGAACTATTTTTTTAAAGGTATTTCATGTCCCAACCCTGTTTCATGTAGAAACCTACCCTGTTTGAAGCCTGCCTTCTTGCAGTATTGCCCCTTAGGTGTATGTCTACGATGATTGGGTCGATCTTACCTTCTTTCTTTCGTATTACCCTACCTACTAACTGCGTAAGAAGGGGCTCATTGTTTACAGGGGTTCCCAGGATGAGACAGCTTAAAGTGTCTACAGATATACCCTCTGAGAAAATTGCCTGCGTTCCGTAGAGAACATTTGCGTCCCCGTAGAGAACTCTATCTACCAATGTCTCCCTGTCTTCGTGAGAAACATCTCCTGTCACACATACTGCTTTATCTCCCGTAAGCTCCGCGCAGGCTTTGAGAAAACTTACCCTGTCACTTACTACTAGAACTTTATGCCCTCTTGCGGCGTAGGCCGCGGCAAGCATTGCTATTGTATGTCTGTACTCTTCGTCGTTGGATAAGGCAGATACTCTGTTAGCCCAAGGAGTTTTTGCACCATCCATAAATCTTATTTCAGAATGCACTAAATGTATCTTAGGTGTCATATAGTTTTCCTTTGGCGGTTGAAATAACTTACTACCAAAATAATCTCTAAAGACTACATGCTTTCCGTCTTTTCTTTCTATAGTTCCTGATAGCCCTATCTTATATCGACAATAATTTGTATCGAGAATCTTAGAGAAGGTTGGACTACTCACGTGGTGCATCTCATCAAGTATGATAGTCCCAAACTCCTTGCGAATCTTGTCTACATTTCGGTACAAAGTTTGTGTATTGCCAATAACGATAGGAGCATCAAGTTCAAATCTCCCACTGCCTATGATGCCGGCCTCAATTCCAAAGACTTTCTTTACTTCTTTAGCCCACTGATTTCTTAGAGGCACAGTATGGGTAACGATAAGTGTTTTCTGACCTAACTTACCTGCTATTGCAAGACCTGTAAAAGTCTTGCCCCAACTTACCCATGCGTTGATTATAGCATTATCTTCGATCTCGTCAAATACCTTCTTCTGGCTATCTCGGAGATCGAACATAAACTCAGGGAAGTCGACAGGCTTGTATAAACGCTTGTCGACTATTTCATAGTCCTCTGGTATCAGATCCATGCGCCCTATAGGTAGTGAAATTAAGCCGTTACGAATTAGCCCCATATTCTTGATCATCAAAGGCGGATCAAGGGGATTATGGGTGGGAATTGCATATGTTAGCTCTTTGTCGATCTTCTGTTGAAGTTCGGCAGAGCAATCCATATAAATTCTGTTACTAATTACTGCTTTCATAGGCCAAGTTCATTTTTTGCTATAATATAGTTTTTAACAAAGTCACTTCGTACAATATCTTCTACTTCAAACTCGATAAAGTCGAAATCACCCATACGTTTCAGGACTTGCATAAACTCCTGTAGGCCATTCTGTTTCAGATCAGCCTGTCGGAAGTCTCCACAGAAAATAACTCTACAGTTACGTCCCATGCGGGTTATAATCGAGTCTAGCTCATGGAATGACATATTTTGGCACTCATCAATAAGAACTACTGCATCTTTGAGTGTGATGCCTCGAATAAACGAAGTTGTCATAAAATGTACTATACTTTTTTGCTTTAGGATTTCATAAGCGTCTCCTCTACCGAACAGCTCAATAGCAATTTCTCTATAAGGCTCTTCGTATACTGAGGATTTTTCTTTTTCCGTGCCAGGAAGAAAACCGATGTCTCTTGTAGGCACAGCACTACGAATAATTACTAACTGATCATAGTTTTGTTTAGACATATCGTCAAATGCTAAGTAACTCGATATGAACGTCTTACCTGTTCCTGCCAAACCATGCAATATCAAGTGTTTATTAGAGTCAAAAGCTCTAAGTTGGTTTCTGGTTAACGGTTCAATCTCTAATAGCTCAAGACTCGCACCTGCCAGCGTTCTTCGTTTTTTAGGCATATTATACTTTTCTCTTAGTGTCCTTGAGTTTCTCTTCCGAGTACTCATAAAGCATCCACGGTAGACTGTGAAGATGCAAAACTCCTGCCCATACCATTCCTGGCTCGGGAGGCCTAGGTACTGTAAAAGGGTTTCTGTGTCCTTTTACATATACTAAAGATGCTACGTCCTTCTGTACAACTCTATCAATCTTCAAGTACTTTAGGTTTAACATCTTAGTTTTTTCATAAATAAACAATGCCCCGTTACTATCTATGAAACAACGTGTGCTCTGCTTTAGTATTCCTACAGGGCCCATTACGCCCTTAGTTAGACGAAACATACTAGGGTAAGTAGTTTGTATTCGTCTTATGCCAAGCGTATCACCTGGCATGTTCCTATCATCGAGCAATTCAGTTCCTAAGAAGACTAACCCATCATGCGTACTCCAATTACTATCGGGCAAGGGGTACGCAGGGTATGCTATCTTATCTAAACTATTAAATGTCAGAACCATACATCTTCTCGAACTTACCACCGGAGTAGTCTTGGTGGATAATCTCGAAGTCACAGCCTACTGGTACGCCAGGAATAGATAAACCTCTATCCATCTGTACGAACTCAGCCAGCTTTAGCATGTATTCGTCTACTTCATCTTCTGGTACTTCTGCTAGGATCGAATCGTGTACAAGAGCGAAGATACGTGCTCCTTTATTATTCGCTTTAATCCAAGCTCCCATATCAATAGCCCCTAAGAGGTTAATATCAGAAGCAGCAGACTGCACCAGAAAATTAAGACCAGACCTAATGCTATGGCTCTGGATGCCCGAGTCTGTCGATGCGACATTTGGTAATCTCCTTTTACGGCCGAAGTAACTATAGATAAAGCCATTTTGCTTAATAAACTTTTTGTTATCTTCGATCCATTCTTTTAGTTTGTGGAACTCTGCAAAGTAATCATCAATTACTTCCTGAGCCTCTTGCTTAGTGAAAGGCTTACCACTATCCTTAGTAACCTGCTCACTAATCTTATTCGCACCAGCACCATACATAATACCAAAGGTCACAGCCTTAGCGGCCTGCCTCTGCATGCCATACAACTCTGATACTTCGCTGACATCACAAGGTAGTTTAAATACTTTATGTGCAATAGCGGAGTGGAAGTTACCCCCGGCCTTAAACACTTCAATAAGTGCTTTATCTTTTGCTAGGATCGCTGCAACATATACTTCTGCAGTTGTTAAATCCATTGCGACAATCTTGTTACCTGGAGCAGCTTTGATACATCCTTTTACAATAGGATTATCTCGGGGAAGCTGCTGCATATTAAGCTTCCCAGAAGAGCTAAGCCGACCAGAAGTTGTACTATGTAAGTTAAAGCCTGTACGCAGTCGAGAGTCTCTATCCAACTGCGGTATGATTTTGTCCAAATAAGTATTCTTAATTTTTGACTTTTGTCGAATAGCAAGTATGAGTTTGGGGACGGGGGATTGTTCTGCCAGCTCCTCAAGAACTTCCGCATCTGTACTATTTGCGCCAGTGCCAGTCTTCTTTCCAGTAGGAGTAAGCCCAAGGAAGTCAAACAAAAGACTGCGAAGCTGCATAGTGCTATTAGGATTAAAATCTTTTCCATTTATTTTCTCAAACTGAGAGATAGCAGGATCACTATAGAGAATAGCTACGGCCTCATCAATTTCTTTTTGCATCAAGTCCTGAGACTTAACTAGGCGTTTCACGTCAAAAGGAACACCGTTGTCTTGAATGTCTGTCAAGAATCTACAGCCTGGAATAAGAATATTATCATACACCTTACACAAACGTTTGTTTTGTTTAATCTTTATAAACTTTTCATAAAGCAAGAAAGTACACGCAGCGTCCATACCTGCGTAGAGCTTCATAATATCAAAAGGAATATCACCCCAGTTAAACTCGCTTTTAAGGATGCCATGCTCTTTACGATATTTATCAATCCAATCGTACATTGGCTTCTCATAGTCACCATAGATCGTATACTTCATAGATAGCTGCTTCAATCCATGAGTGCCTGGGTTCTCATCAATGAGGTAATGCAGTAACATAGTATCTTCGAACTGCGGGAACTTAAAGTTAAAGTGATACTCAAAGAACGCGAGGTCAAACTTTGCATTGTGGAATACTACTATCTTCTTGTTGAATAACTCTTGTAGCAGTCGCTCAGACTCCTCGTCCATACATTCTGTATCAATGTACGCGCCACGATCCGCTTCATAGGACAAACTAAGGCCGAGTATATGACCGTTTCGTGGCCACAGAGCAGTTGTCTCAGAATCGAGTGCAACATAAGGAAGAGGCGCATCAATTGCTGCTTGAAAGAACGCATTAGCTTCTGCAGTATCTTGAATACCCCAAGCATTGTACGTAGTAATTACTGTGTCTTCTTTGTTATCGGTAATGTACTCAATAATACTTTTCTTGGAATCATCCCAAGTACGTTGAGCTTCCGGCTTAAATGCCAGCATAGCTGGGTTGATAATAGGGAGAAACTTCTCTTCTACTTTCTTGCCAGAGTATTCTGTAATTGAGTTAATCGGGGTGAAGTATTTCAAAGCATCACTACCTACTAGAATTACCCAGTCGTAGTCGTCTGTATTGATTTCAATATCACAGTCTCGCTTCAATACTTTTTTGAGGTTTGAGTTAGAGCATAGCTGATATTGATCAAACTCAAACTCTCCATCAAACTCTTTCTTAAAATCTGTCTTACTTGGCTTCGTTTCTACTAATGCAACTTTAGGCATATAATTTTCTCTTTAGTGTTTGTACTGCTTGCTCTTTTAAAGCCCCCGGATCTGTGTCCTTGAGGCAAATGTTTCTATGCGTTAACTCGGCCATCTCACATAGTTGTTGTACTTTAATCGCAGCGTCTTGGCCTGCTGTATCTCCATCAAAGAATATATCTATAGACTCTACGCCCTGAATAGATAACATCCTTAACTTATCCTCATTAATGTTCTTTGTACCAAATGTACAAACTGCATTAGTGAGTCCTTTATCGTGCAAATTAATCATATCGAAGATACCCTCTACTAGGATAACTGCTCCCTGTATAGGCTTTACTATAGGGAATAAAGGCATCTTCGCACCCGCAGGCGAGATCATATACTTAGGCGTACCGCCTGTGGTATGACGACCATTGAATGCTACAATACGACCTGATATATCTCTGATAGGGAAGTTGATACGCCCTACAAAGTCAGTATCTGCGTGTTGAAACGCTTCGAATCTCTTGTATGTTGAGGGTTTAATATCTCGCCAGTTGCCAGTGTATGGCATAATACTCTTGGGAAAAGACAAACCTATACTTTCAGACCTCTTATCTCTAATTTTTTTCTTAAAAAGTTCTCGTCTTTGTTGTAGTTGGTTTGCCTTTTCCCCAAAGTGCGTAAATAAGTTACCTTTAAACTCACAGGAAAAGCACTGGTAAATACCAGTAAGCTGATCTACCCTCATACTAGGGTTGCGATCAGGGTGTTCAGGATTAAGACAGCTAACTAAGAAGTCAGCGCCCTTCGGTATGAAATAAATATCTCTACGTTTTAGTAGTTCTTCAACTGTCACCGACCGATATCCTTGATGTTTTCTTTACTAATTAATTGGTAAGCACCCTTGTTATATGCGGGAGCTATTGTATATTTGGAGGCGTCTAACCATCCTGAACGATCTACTGCTGAACAGTCTGCTCCTACATCTGATACAGACTTATACTCCTTAACCTCACGGCGATACGTATCAGTTACCTCTAATGCCTTGAAGTCAGGTGTATAACGACGTGTTTTGGGAAGTGCTTTACGTTTTCTACCAGAAGCGGTGTGACGTAAACTGCCGAATTGAATTGCCATAAAAAGCCTCCTCTACTTTTGAATATCTATTATACTAAAATAGAGGAGGCTTGTCAAGATTTATTTTATAGATCGTGTACGTCTTCACCGGTCTTATGGGAAGAGTCTTCTTTCTCTTGTGGCGTTAGTGCTGAGTCTGGGCCAATTTTTAAAGTCTCCCAGTCTACTGTAGACGTAAAAGAACGCATAGCGGCTGAGCGCATTTTGACACAGTTCAAGGTAATACACCCATCTTCGTGATCCCAGGTTTCTAGTGTGTATGCACCATCAGCTGCATCAAGAATACCTTTTGCAAAACGTGCTTCACCGCTAGCGTCTGTTTGGTACGGTGTGAATACGGTACAATCGTATTCTTGTGCCATTGATTTCAATGCTTTACTAACTTCTATCTGCTCCGTCCAGTCGTATTGACCACCGCGTGAAGGAACACTAGAACGCTTTACTTGGTTAATATAGTCCACAATAACGATTCCAACATTATACTGTCTAACTTTCTTATCCAGTACAGCTCGAATCTTCGAGAGCGTAAGAGAAGGATCATACTCTACGATCAACTGCTGAGTCGGGAGGAGCTCGCAGCTGTTGCGTAATTCGTGATGAAACTTATCAAAGTCTCGGTGTCCTTTATACCTAATTAAGTGCTCTTGTCCGTCCACAAAACGATTGGCCCACCAACCAGCAACAACCTCCCACTCTGTAACACTAAGATTCTTAGTACGTAAGCGTGAGAAAGGGAGTCCGGTGGCGATAGCACAGCAACGCTGTAAGATAGATCGACTATCCATCTCGATAGTGAAATAGATAGCCGACTTACCAGAATTGTAAACACTGTTAGCAATGTTTGCACATATAACTGACTTACCTGCACCCCGTTTACCACCAACCATAACCAAATCTCTAGGCGAGAATTGAATATCGTGGTCGTACTCTTCGTTGAGGCCAAGAGGTATGTACTTAGCTATATCTTCCTCAGGCTCGAACAGGTCAATATGTTGCATACTTTCCTGTGGGTCTTCCAAGTCAACTCGGCTCTCGATATCGAGAACGATTTGATGGAGGTGATCTACCGATTCTTGGGCATCTTCAAAAGCTACCGAGTTTTCGACATAATCTTCGAGTGAGTTTAGAATCTCTTTCTGAGTATATTCGTTCTTCAAATACTGAAGAAGCATATACGCATCTGCGTCGACCTGAAGGGCTTCTACAGCATACAGCTTTTCACGAGTAATTGAATCACGAATCTCAAGTTTAAGATCCTCGATCGTGGGCATTTTATGAAACTTCTCACAGTGCTTTTCAACTACGTTGTAAAGACTATGATATTCACTAGGCAAATAGCGCTTGTGAGTCTGCGTCCAGGTATCGAAATCCTGGCAGACGAGCACTTGCTTTAGTAAGGCACTAGCGATGTTCAATGAAGTTCTCCCGAAATCATATTATTTGTAAAAACAACCCCCTGGATAGCCAGAGGGTGTTTGGATGCTACTAAGGAACCTTAATAGCGAGAAAGATTAAGCAGTTGCTTTTTCTTTCTTAGCTGCGCCGTCATAGTCGGAAGCGGTGAGGCCACGACGAGTAAGCATAGTCTTAACACCACGAGCAGTTTTACCAATCGCTTCTGCAATTGCTTCAACAGTCAAAGAGCTAAGGTTGTCAAGACCAGCCAACGGATCTTCTTTAGAAGCGCCTTTGGTAGTTTCTTGACGAGGAATAGCATCGATCTCACCTGAACGCAACAGGCTCAGAGCCTTACCACGTACAGAGTTAATAGGACGACCCATTGCTTCAGCAATAGCTTCTACGAAGGCGCCGTCTTGTACCATAGATACAAAAACAGCTTCTTCTTCAGAAGAGTAAGTGCGAACAGACTCTACTTTAGGAGCAGGCTTGACATGAGAAGTCAATTCCATAGACAGGATCTTACCCTGAATAGACTTAGGAGAGAATTCGCCGCCATCGAAATGGCCAGCAATCTCAGCATAAGTGTATTCGCCGCTATTGTCAGTGACAAAAGCTGCAAGAGTAGCTTCTTGTGCGTCGGTGAAAGACTTGCTTGCACCAGCAGAAGCTAATTCTACATCAAAGCCCATCTTGCGCAATTTGCTAGAGATGGATCGAGTAGAGGTTTCAAGCTGAGCAGCTGCTTCTGCAACAGTAGCTTGAGAAACGGGGCTTTCGCCACCGACAAAATCAGTTAGTTGAGCTGTACGCTCGTCATTCCACTTAGGTAGAGTTGACATATATTTATTCTCCGGTTAATAACTTTAGGTTGGTTACGATTTGAACGCCAGCATCTCTGGCCTTCTTGGTTTTTGCGGACTCAATACCGCTTTCGTTTACTAAGATTGTTACATCTTTAGTCAAACTGGACTTTACATTAAGCCCTACTGCCTCCAAAGCAGCGTGAGCTTCTGCTTTAGTTTTATAACTTACTAACTTACCTGTAATACATACAGTATTTGCTGATGCATTAGCGGGCTTGCTCTCAGTTCTTACAAACTTAAAGCTAAATGGAAGCATACTATGTTGGTAAAACTCCATCTCTAGCCAATGTAAAAGGTTGGAGGTAGATTTCTCACCAAGACCAGCTTCACGGCAGGTATCGTAGTCTATTTCATCTATATCAATGCAAACTTTTGATAGTTTATCCGCTGCTGTCTTCCCGATAAGAGGAATACTAAACGCAGGTAATAATACGTTTAGAGGTGCATCTGTGGAGCGTTCGATCTCTAAAAAGAGCTTATGGCCTAGTCGCTCAGAGTTTAGGCTTTCGCAGATATCCTCAAGTGTAAGCTCATAAATCTCCTCAAGAGATTGTATGTCTAACTTACGGATAGCAGCTGGGCCTAAGCCTTTGATTTTAAGACTGGTTGCAAAGTGCTCTACAATTTTAGATACCTTAGCTCCGCAGTATGCGTTTCTACAATATAAGAGAAAGTTGACATCTTCTAACACCGAACTACACGAAGGGCAGTTTGTTGGGGCTTCGATTATTGACATCGTGGTTCCTCTGTAATTGAAAGTCTATTATACGTAGTTTTTAGATTATTGTCAAGTATTATTTTTTCCAAGGTAGCAATCAATCTATGCGTCTAACAACGCGAGGTATGATTTCCCCTGAACGTATAACTTCTACTTGACAGCCTATCTCGAGGTCTAACTCACGAATATATTGAATATTATGTAAGGTAGCTCTCGAAACGGTGGCATCTCCAATCAGCACAGGGCTCAAGATAGCAACGGGACTTACGACGCCGCTCTTACCTATCTGCCACTCTACTGCCTCTAGTGTTGTAACAACACCGGCTGCCTGCTCCTTAAAAGCAAATGCGCCACGAGGGTGTTTAGCAGTATGTCCTAATTCTCTGAACTTCTTGCCATTCCATAGTTTGTATACTAGACCATCCGTTGGATAGCGCGTAGAATCAAAATCTGTAACAACATTAAGCCCACAGTTCTGTAACCAGTTCATCTCTTCTCGGTAGTTGTCATAAAGACTGCTACTGTCATAAGCGACAAATACTAAGGGGCGAGCCTTAAACTCTTCAAGACCCGAAAGCCCTTTAAGTCCAAGCGACCCCGAAGCGAAGTTACGAGAGTTAGGAACACTGCTTGGAGCAACTACCTCACCAGTGATTTGAACAACACCTGAGTACTTAATAGTATTAGGTACTAGCTGTTGCATCTTATCTGTGATGTCCCTACCATGAATGCCGTCACCTCTGGTTAAACCCAGCTGTAGTTCGCCATCTATGTATAGAATAGATACTGCTGCTCCATCTAACTTAGGGGTACAAGTACACTCTAACACGTTTAGAGGAGCTTTGGCCATATCAAAACACTTCTGCAACGAATACATTTGGTATGTATGGGGCACTGCATCAGTAACCTCATACCCAACTGTCGTGTAGTTGTGTTTCTCTGCTAGAAGATCGAACTCCGCATCTGAAAGAAGTGGAGTGCCTTCGTAATATAACTTACTTGCTCTGTCTAAAAATGCTCGCATATTGTTTTCCTAAATAAGAAAAGATATTATACGTACTTTAACCAAGATTGTCAACAACTATTTATAGATCTCGTCAATTAAATCCATAAAGTTATCTTCTATCAAGGTCTTTGATTCCGCTAGGGAAAGTATCTCTGTAAGCCCTGCAAAAAGCTCGCGTGAGTTACTCAAGTCTAACGGCATTGCTACTCCTTCAGGGGTGGGTTTCCACTCTTCATCAAAGTCCATATAGTACTTGCGTAAATGCAAATACTCAATGCCTCTAAATGTATTAATGGTTAGTCTAACCTGAACTTCCTTGACTGTATCATAATGTATTACACGGGAATAGGCTTCTGGAGCCTCGTGCAAATCCATTACCGTCTTCCTTCATTCTTTAGAATAGAGGAGAGAGGTACTACACTAGATACATTTGCTGGACGCAACAACCGATAAGAGTCAGTATCCCAGCAGAAAAACAGAAGATTATCATCTGTCTCTTTTGCTCGGTTCTTTTTCCCTTGGATGTATGGAGTAGAAAAGTCTAAAGTACAAACATTGTATTTCAACTTCTTGGAATGCTCACTTCTATAAGTGATAATAGCATCCCCGTAGTCGTGCACTAGCCGTGCCAGCTCTTGCTTATTCACTATAGTTTTCCTTTTGTAGTAGTTAGCAATCATTATTACTAGTTACATACTTAAAGGTGGATTATAGGAGATGCAAAAAAGCCCCACTAGACGAGTCTAGCAGGGCGATAGTTACTATTAACCTTCGTTAGAAAGTAGGGTAGTAAAATACTGTGCGGCTTTGCCAGTCAACTTAGAGATAATCTCTTCATCAACAGCTTTACCTGCATCAGTGATAGCGGCAATGAGAGCTTCTTGAGCAGCTACTTTAGAGACACGAGTGCCACCAGTAGATCCGCCAGTAGAAGCAGCTTTTGCTGCGGGGGTCTTTTTAACGTAGACGCCAGCCTTAGTTAAAATCATGCGAACACCGTTTGGTGATTCGTCGAGTTCATCGGCAATGTCTTTTACGATCTCCATAGAGTTTTCTGGAGTTGGTTCTGCTGCTTCGTACATTGATACTGCTTGTGCTTTTTTGTCGTCGTCCCAAGCCACTTTTCGGCTCCTTCTGTTAGGGTTTTTGTTTCCTGGGCAATCGCCCAGAGTTTTTAGTTGTTGAGTATAGAACCGGTCTGAGATGGTTATTCTCCTAAATTTGAAAAACTATTATACGGGAAAAATCACCATGTTGTCAAGAATTATTTTTTACAACCTCTCGAGATTTACTCCGTACTTCTTCAAGTGTTCGAGCTTGCCTAATTCACAAGCTGGAATATATGCACTAAAGCCTCCAGACTGCACGTTAGAGAAGAAAGTATCTTCGCTGTCTACCTTCTGCAAAACATATACTGCATAGCAAGGGCCGCCATACTTGGCTTCATAGTCTATCGTGCTCAACCCTGCTTTGCTGTTTTGATACTCAGTAGTGAGGCGATTCTTGACAACGACAGTACTGTGGTAGGCTGCTGACCATGCAATCTCTCCATCTGAGAAATCTTCAGCCACACACTCATCTGGGAAGTAAAGACCTTCTAGTCTTTCTTCTTTACTTGCTGGTCTTGATGGTACTCCAACTCTTTCAAGAAGTGCTCTAACGAACCCGGCGGAACGAAAAAGACGCTTGCTAATATCCGTGACAGTGTCTCCTTGGAGGAAACTTGTGCACGCTTCAGAGATCTCTGCATCAGACGCTGGACGGCCTCGTAGAGCTGCTTTACGCTTTTTGGTATATGCTTTTTGCTCATTATAATCTTCTATAATTTTACTTAGCCTAGTGGTGTTGTAGGCAATGTTTAAAAGGTCGCACGCTTCCTTCTTAGTTATCGCTTTTTTGGTATTGGAGCCACTTTGGGTTGAACTGTCCGGGTTTAAAAGAGCTATCACCTTCTCGATATTCTTGCTCGTCAGGTTCTCGTAGTCCTTCTTCTTCACTCTTGCCATTCTCTAACTCCAATTCTAATTTAAACATTAAACAGCAGATAGCGTGTGCTAAATGCGAACAATTTGTCTCTGGGTCTTTTAATTCTCCGTCCAGATGAGAGAATATGTGCCGAAGTGCACCGCCGCTGTATCTGTTCTGAGCGTCTGCTAAATATCTCCAGTTTTCTTCATCATACTTAGCCGCACCAAAGGTCAGTACTTTAGCCACTTCCACTGTAGCTTTTGGAGGTAGTAGATACATCTTTGGTTTTTCACTATCGAACTTTCTACCTAAGTCCTTTAGTAACCCCGCAGCGGAATCAGTCATGAACGGA